TGCATCAGCAGGAACAAGAGCAAGAAAAGCACTTGCAGAGATAGCCAAACTTTGCAAAGAAAGACGTGCAGAGATACAATCTATCAAGAATAGATCATAAATAGTTGATCACAGTAAGGAATAACAATGGCTGGCTCAAAAGAAACGGTAGTGTTTAGTGATTTCGATAGTCTCTTTCAGGCTAACCCAATCACCAAAAAATTGAACACAAATGTAAATAGAGAAGCAGTGAAAGAATCTGTTCGTAACTTGATTCTTACTGACTACTTTGAAAGACCATTTCGTAGTGACATTGGTTGTTCCATTCGTTCTTACTTGTTTGAGTTATTTTCCCCAGCACTAAAGCAAACAATGGAAAATGCTGTTATTGAAGTTATTAATAACTTTGAACCAAGAGCGGATGTTCTTGACGTATTGGTAGAAGATCGTTCTGATCTGAATGCTATTTCCGTAACTGTCGCTTTTCAAATTCGCAATGATGTTACCCCTGTTGTCATAGATGTAATCTTAGAGAGAGTTCGATAATGGCCGCCAATACATATCTAGAAGTTACTGAAGTCGATTTTGAGGACATTCGTAGCAATCTAAAATCATTCTTAAGTTCACAAACACAGTTCAATGACTACGACTTTGAAGGTAGTAACATGTCTGTGCTTTTGGACATTCTTGCTTATAATACACATTATAATTCGTTTTATACAAACATGCTTGCAAACGAGATGTTTTTGGATACAGCACAGCAGAGAGATAGTGTTGTATCAAGATCAAAGGAACTTGGTTATATCTCCCGTTCTGCAAGAGGTGCAACCGCTAACGTAACAATTACATTTGCAGGGATTGCTAATACAGTATCTTCATTCAATCTTCCAAAGAATTCAAAGTTCACTACAACCATTGACGATATTGCATACACATATGTTACTCCAAATGATGTTATTATTAATAATGTAGCCAATACATTCAGTCAAGCTATTTCTATTACCGAAGGTGAGCCTCTTACTCAAAGATTTACTGTCAGCACTTCTAATCCTCGTAGATATGTTTTACCTAATGAAGATATTGATACGAGAAGTATTTCAGTAAGAGTACAAGAATCAGCAAGTAATCTAGCAAATACTGTTTTTACACAAGCCACAAATATTCGTGAAGTAAACTCAACATCTCCTGTATATTATTTGCAAGAGTCTGCTGATAAGAAATTTGAGATTTATTTTTCAGATGGTGCTTTAGGAAAACCTTTGAAGAATAATCAGATTGTTATTGTAGACTATCGTGTGTGTAATGGACCGGAAACAAATGGTGCTAATACTTTTAGTATCGACACGATTAATATTACTCCATCATATTCATCTACCTCACTTATAGTTAATTCTGTAGCAAGGGGTGGTGTTGATTTAGAGAGCGTTGATAGTATTAAATTTAATGCACCAAGAAACTTTGAAGTTCAGAACAGAGCGGTTATCAACAACGACTATCAAAGAATTCTTTTGAATGAAAATACTGATCTATCCTCAGTCACAGCTTTTGGTGGTGAGCAAGCGATTCCACCAGTTTTTGGTAAGGTGTTTATTGCTGTAAAACCTACTGGTGAACAATTTGCTACCGCTCTCAGAAAGCAAGAAATTCGTGAAAGCATTCTTGATAGAACACCACTTGGTATTGATCCTGTTATGCTTGATGCAGATTACATTTATATTATTCCTACAGTCAGAACTTTCTTTGATTCACTTAAAACAACTCTGACATCCTCCGCAACAATCGCTTCTATTCGTACTGCTATCGACGCTTTCGATACTGCAAATCTTGAAAGGTTTGGTAACAAGCTAAGATACTCACGTCTTGTTCGCGCACTTGATAACACAAACGAATCTATTCTTAACAATGATGTATCACTAAAACTTCAAAAACACTTTGTTCCAAATACAAATGTTGAAGAAAAAGTTACCTTGAGGTATAGCAATCCACTAAGAACAGGAACACTATCTTCTACAAAGTTTACCTTCAATGGATTTGATGCATTCTTAGATGATGATGGTTTAGGTAATGTAAATATTTTCCGCTACAATGCTGATAAGCAAAAGGTCAACATTGTAACTGCTGCCGGCTCAATAGACTATACAACAGGACTTGTTGAAATTGAAAAATTTAGACCTTCAGCATTTGATGGTATTGAGACGAAAGTCACAGTTGAACCCGTAAATTTAGATGTTACTCCCGTGCGTGAACAGATATTGATTATGAGAGGAAACGATGCTACAATTTCTGCTATTGGTGAGATCGACTAATGGCCATTGAGAATAAACTCTCAACTTTAATTCAAGGACAGTTCCCTTCTTTCTATGCGGAAGAAGGGGAAAACTTTATTCTGTTCATGAAGGCATACTATGAGTTCTTAGAGCAATCTGGTAAACAAACTCATGAGTTAAGAAAACTCCAAGAATATAAAGATATTGATGATACTCTTGATGAGTATATCGAATACTTTCGTAGCACAGTCCTCGCAGAAATACCAGAAAATATTGTTGCTAATAAAAGACTCTTAGCAAAAAATATTAAAGATTTCTACCAGACAAAAGGTACACTTTCTTCATACAAGTTACTATTTCGTATCCTGTACAATGAAGATGTGGAGATTAACTATCCAGCGGATCAAATTCTAAAAGTATCTGATGGTGACTGGCGTATTGACAGATACCTCGTCACAAGTCATGATGTTAATAATATTCCATTTATTGGTAAAACTATTCGTGGCAATGATTCTGGTGCTGAAGCACTTGTAGAGAATATTATAAAAAGAACAGTTCGTGGCCGTTTAATTGATCAGATATATGTTTCAAAAATTAAAGGAAAGTTTAATCATCTTGAACCTATCAAATTAGTAAATGGTAATAATCCAACGACACATACTCCAATCATTGAAGCTGGTATTAGCAACTTTACAATTATATCCGGTGGTTCTAGATATCGGCCCGGCGATATCGTAGATATTATTTCAAATGATAAAGGCAGGTTTGGTAAAGTTGTTGTTACAAAAGTAGTAGACTTAGAAGGCGCTATCACATTTTCTATTATCGATGGTGGTTCGGGATATTCTTCTAGCATAAATGATACAACTAAAATTACTATTACTGGTGGTGATGGATCATCTCCTGCAAGTTTCAATATTGCAAGAGACGACTTGGTAGATACATTTAGTATATCTCTCAATACAGACTTGGTTGAAAGTAATAATGTGTTTGGTATTCTTGCACCATCTATTGCTGGTGTGGGAAGAATGGATAAGTTCTCTAACACACTCCTTTCATCTCCCGATTACGGCTTCCGCGAATCTGGTCAAACTCTGACGCAAGGGATAAATTTTAGATCAAACGCAAACGCAGTTATAGTTCTAGCAAATACCTCTGATCCAACTGTCACTACTGGAGATAGTCTGTTTGGTGTAACTTCAGGCGCAAACGCCACTGTAACGGCTGTTAGACGCGCATACAATAGTACAAACGTCGTACTTGCTGTAGATGGTTATAAAAACTTCACTGGAAGCGAAGCGGTAAGAAAAGCAACTGCAACTGGTACTACTGTAGGTACAGTATCTGCATTTAGTGCAAACACAATTGGTTATCATGTGCTACAATTTGGTAACACCGCTGGCCAAGTTGTATCTGAAGGAAATGAGTTAGTTGGTCGTTCATCAAATGCATTTGGCATAGTAAAGAAAGTTATCTCCACAGTGGCGAATGGTTACTCTCGTGGAGTTGGTGGTGCAGATGATAGACATCTGGTTACTGTTCAAGTTTCGTCTAATACCACAGCAAACCTAACCTCGCAGTTTGATGCGGGTCCAATGAGAGCGTTTATCGCAAATGAAGGATTGCGTATTGTTGGTGCAAATACGACTGTTGGTAATGTTGTATCGACTACATCTAACTCTCAAATTGAAAATATCCATACCAAACTAAGTGATGCTTTTAACTTCCAAGCAGCAACTATTGGAACCATTTCAGAGATTTCAAATCGCGTAGGTGGTACTGGTTTTTCTGTAGCACCTACTATTAGTGTAATTGATCCTGCTGTAGCAGCACTTGGTATTGGTGAACAATATCTAACTTTGCATCATGGTATAAACTTTTTGACAGGTAACTCAATTATCACTGTAATTGATACAAATGACAGAATTAGTCAATCTAATACTGGTGCTTCTGGTGATGTTAAGCAAAGAGTTTCATCTAGAGCATTCTCTAATGGAACATACGAAACAATTGTTCGTGTATGGCAGGATCAACTTCAACGCGCACCTGGCAATGTGTTTTTCGGAAATAATCAATTTGTTGATGTTTCTTTCTTTACATCTGCATCACAAACTACTCTTGAAAACGCACCTCGCAATCCAGGTCTTGCTAAAATTGTAAGTATTCAAGATGAGGGTATCTTAGGACAGAATGCAAATATCAGTTCAACTGTTGGTGCTAATGGAACAATTACTGCATTGAGAGTTGCTGACTCTGGATTCGGTCATAAGCAAAATGAAGTGGTAAATCTAAAAGAAACAACACATCCAGATGCACTACAAGCACAAATTAGACTTTCGCTTTCTAATGTTGGTAACGCTGAAGGTTATTATGCTTCCACAAGAAGTCATGTATCTTCAAAGAGAGGCTTTATTCAAGATAGCAATTTTTATCAAGAATTTTCTTATGAAGTTCAAGCCGCTATCGCACTAGGGAGATATAGAGATATTGCAAATAGACTTGTTCATCCAGCAGGTCAAGCATTGTTTGGAAGATTCAAGACTGCATCTAATGTTGATGTTAACATCGCAGTTTCTAAGGTGAACAGAAAACGTGCAGTATCAAATGGAACTATTGCTATCACAAAAACAGCAGCTTCTGGTACAGTTGCTATTTCAAACAACTCTACCACAATTACTGGATCAGGAACGTCTTTATCGACACAATTTGCGAACGGCTCTTCTGCACTAATTGAGTCTTCTCACAATAAGTTCTTTGAAGTTCGACTAAATACAACAAGCAGCGCAACCGCAGCAAGCATGAAATCTAAATGGTTATACGGTAATATAACTGGTGCAAATATTTACTATGCAAACACATTTGATATTGTTGGCACATCTACATCTTTGACATCAGAGTTTGCAAATAATGATAGTATTGTCATTGAAACTGCTGATAACGTATTTAAAACAGTAACACTAAATAAAGTAAATAGTGCAACAAGTGCAAATCTAGTTGCTAACTGGATACTAACAAATGTGTCCGGTGCTAATGCTTACTATTACACAGGGAATATTGCATAATGGCCTCATATACTAGCAAAGAATTGAGTGTAATGAATGCAAGGGCTTTTATCGAGTCTTTGTCGCATGATGATGGAAGAGTAGCTAAAGAGTCTAATATCATTTATGCTGTTCTAGGTAGACAGCTTCCTTTTACACAAGAGCCTGTTGCTTCAACTCCAATTGAGACGGATAAAAATAAACAAAGAGAACTTTGGAAGCAAGCTATTGGTGGTAAAAAAATTACCACTGGAGATGTAAGTCATGTTGTACCTAGACATGATTGGACATCTGGTAGAGTATATGCACAATATCGTGATACTGATACAAATCTTTTTTCTCGTGACTTTTATGTTATGACAGATGAAAATAACGTATACAAGTGTTTATACAATAATAGAGGTACTGCATCAACAGTAAAACCTTCAGATTTTTCAACTTTACCATTTACTCTAGCAGATGGATATACATGGAAGTATATGTACACTATTACGCTTGGCGATGCAGACAAATTCTTGACAACATCACATATGCCCGTCAAAACTTTATCTACTACAGATGGATCAGTTGAAGGTGATAGACAAGTAGCTGTTCAGAATGCATCAGTAAATGGTTCTATTGAAATTATTGAGACAGTTCAAGTAGGAACAGGTTATAATCAAATTTCAAATGGTGCTGTAGAATCTGCAACAACAACATCTATAAGACTTTCTGCTGCTGCTGCTAATCCACCATCTTCTATTGATAACTTTTATAATGGTTCTAGTATCTATATTAACACCGGAACCGGCGCCGGACAAATTCGTAGAATTATCGACTATTCCGGTTCAACAAAAACATTTACTGTCAATTCTGCGTTTTCAACAATTGCTAACACAGACTCTAGAGTTATAGTATCACCAACGGTAACAATTCGTGGTGATGGCCAAGGCGCACTTGCTTACTCTGAAATTAATAATTCGGGTCAAGTTTCTAACATTCATGTTATTAGTGTTGGAAGTCTATATTCTGAAGCCGATGTATTTATCACTGCTAATGCTATTCATGGCTCTGGTGCTACCGCTAATGTAATTATCTCTCCAGTAGGTGGACATGGTAGTGATCCGGTTCGTGAACTAGGTGGAGACAAAGTTCTACTGAATGTCCAGTTTGATGGTTCTCAAGGAGTTTCTGCTAATGGTAATGGTTATATTCCAGCAAATACAGACTTCCGTACAATAAGTCTTTTGAGAGACCCAATTTTAAAATGTGATTCAAATAATAATTTTTTGTCAACAGAGCATATTGCTAACACATCTAACAGTCCAAGTACTCTAAGACTTACAACAAGAATGCTAGTTTCATATCAGCAAATGGATGGTGCTAATCCTGTTAACGAAATTGTTGCTGAAGAAACACTGACCAATGAAAGAATGAGACTTCTCGCCGAACTTGGTACATTAGGATTTGTTACAGAACTCAATCCAATTATTAGAACAAGCCAAGCAGCTAATAATGCTGTTTATGGTGCTAATGGTGATGTTGTATTTGTGAAGAGGGATGAGACAGAAACTGATACATCCTTCTATAATG